AAATTTAAAGAAATATGGTGTTGAAATTGTAACACAAAATGAAAAAATTAAAGAAAAAAATAGATTAAAACTAAAAGAAAGAAATTATGATGAAGTTTTAAAAAAAAGAAAAGAAACTTTATTAGAAAAATACGGCAATGAAAATTATTTTAATATGGAAAAGATGAAAGAAACAAATTTAAAGAAATATGGTGTTGAATTTATATCACAAAATAAAGAAATACGTGAAAAAATATCAAAAACATTAAAACAAAATTATAGATGTGATTTTGATAAAGTTAGAAAAACAATGATTGAAAGATATGGCGTGCCATATAAAGGACAAATGGATATAAAAAATATTGATGAATATTTAAATTTAACAAAAGAATTTTTAGAAGAAAAATTTATAAAAGATGATAAATTTGATATAAAATCTCTTCAAGAATATTTTAATATTAATGAATCAACTGCATATAAAATTAAAAAACAATTTGATATAAAAAAACACACTATAAATACAATGCAATATTACATTTTTGATAATATAAAAACAGAAAATAAAATATTAAATGATAGAAAAGTAATCAAACCTTTTGAATTGGATATTGTGTTGCCTAATATTAAATTAGGTATTGAATATAATGGTCTTATGTATCATTCTGAAGGAAGTTTTAATAAAGGCAGAATTCAAAATTTAGATAAAAATTATCATTTATATAAACTTGAGATATGTAATTTAAAAGGTTATGATTTATTTCATATATTTGAATCTGATAATATAGATATATGGCTATCAATGATTAATAATAGATTGGGTCTTAATGAACGTATATATGCACGTAAATGTATTATTAAAGAATTAAAATCAAATGAAATTAAAGATTTCTTAAATAATAATCACTTACAAGGATTCGTCAATTCATCAATTAATTTAGGATTGTATTATAATAATGAATTGGTATCTCTAATGTCTTTTTCTAAACCTAGATTCAATAAGAATTATGATTACGAGTTAATCAGATTCTGTAATAAATTAAATACATCAGTTATAGGTTCTGCTTCTAAGTTATTTAATTATTTCATCAAGAATTATAATCCTAAATCAATAATTAGTTATGCTAACAGAAGATTCAGCAATGGAAGCATTTATGAAAAATTAGGATTTAAATTCTTAAGAAAAACAGAACCTAATTATTTTTATTTTAAAGTTTCAGAATCCAAAACATATTCAAGAAATCAATTTCAAAAACACAAATTGGCTAATTTATTGGATAAATTTGATGAAAATGTGTCAGAATCAGAAAATATGTTTAATAATGGATATAGACGTATATATGATTGTGGTAATTTAGTTTATGGATATACAATTTAAGAATTATATAAGAGAAAATATAGTATTATTAATAAATTTACAGAAAGGAGCAACACACAATAATGTTAAATTTAGCAACACAAAAAGTCTTAAGACAACTTAATGCTATATCTGATAAGGTAATTTTGAAATATCCTGTTACTACTATATCATCAGAATCATCTGAAATTTTAGTAAATGTTGATATGCAAGCACTAGATTCAGAACAATTTGACAATTTAGGAATATTTGAATTATCTAAATTACTTAAATTATTGTCTTTATTTGATGAAAATCCTAGTATTACAGCAGATAATGAAAAAATTACTATAACTTCATCAGATAATACAGATTCAGCAGTTTATTTACTAGCAGATGAATTTACTCTTAAACCTTATGAGAAACCTGCTAATATTGTTGAATCTACTGCTAATTTTCCAAGTGTAGCAGAATTTGATTTAAGTTCAGAAGAAATTTCAAAAATTTCAAAAGCATATAGTATCTTTAGCGACTTAGACGGCTTAGAATTTAATGCGATTGACGGAAATACGACACTTAAATTAGTGTTAAATAATAAATACGCTATTTCATCAAATTCTTATTCTAAATCTTATTTTAATACTTCATCAAAGAATTTTAATATAAGAATAAAAACAGAATTGTTTAATAAAATTCCTGTTACAAATTACAAAGTAAAGGTGGTATATAATGAAGTAAAAGACGCTTACAGACTTGTTTTCATAACTGATGTGTTTAAAATTGTTATAGCAATTCTTAGACAAGATTAAGGGATTAAGCAAAAGGTTTTAATTATTAATAAATTTTTAATAATATATTAATAATTATTTAATATTTGAAAATAGAAAATTGAAAATAGAAATTCGATAAAGGATAAAATTATGAGTGAATTTGATAATGTATTTGATTGGAACAAAATGACAGGGGATAATGACCCTTTTGCAAAGTCAGATTATGACAGCGACAAGCGTTTTTACAACCTACCTAAAGACAAAGAAGGCAATGGTTCAGCGTTGATAAGATTTTTGCCTGATGGCGAAAAGCGTGAAGACGGCTCAATGGGAACTATCCAAAAAGTCTTTAGAATCAATACAACATTTACTAAAAATGGCAAAAAAAGATTTTGTAATGAGTGGAGTCCTACAACAATAGGCAAACCTGACCCATTTTTTGAAGCGTGGCAAAAACTTTACAATTCAGGACAAAAAGAAGAATCTAAAAAATTCAACAGAGCAACAAGATATATTACTAATATTAAAGTAATTAACGACCCTGTTAATCCTGAAAACAATGGTAAGATTTTCTTGCTAGATATGTCTTACAAAATGGCACAAGCAATTCAAGGCTATCTACAACCGCCTGAATCACAACAAAAACTAGGTATTAAACCTAAAAATCTATTTAACCCTATTAATGGATATAACTTTATGCTTATATCTAAAAAAGGCTCAAATGGACTAATTGATTATGATAGTTCAAAATGTGACGACCAACCTTCAGCAATTTATGGTTCAGTTGAAGAAGCAATAGCAGATATTACAGCACACTGCCATAAGTTGTCTTGGTTCTTAGATGAAGCAAATTATAAAACATATGATTTCTTGCAAAATAGACTTAAATATGTTATGTTTCAAGACGCTGAAACACCTAGTGCTACAAGTTCTGCACCAAAAGCACAATCAGCACAACAAGCACAGGTTAAAGTATCACAACCTGATGAAGTTCCGTTTGATACAGGCTTGACTGCTCCTGCACCACAAGTTCAGACTCCTGTAACTCCTGTTGCTCCACAAGCACAAACAGGATTACAACAACCTGCTACTTCAGTAGATGATGAACTAGACGCTTTGATTAACGGATTATCAAAATAAATCAATTAAGGGGATTTTAAACAATCCCCTGTTATACTAATACAAAATTTTTAAATAAGGAAAACATAATGATATTATATGATTTTAGTTCTCTTATACATCGTTCAATCTTTACAGCAATTAAAAATACCAATCCACATAAAAAAGATAAAAAATACGTAACATCTGAATATATAAATCTTTGTATTCATAAAATTTTAACAGAATTATTAGAAGTATATAGATTTTATAATGCTGAATATAAAGATTTAGTTATTTGTTTAGACGACCATTCAAGAGCATATTGGCGTAAAGAATTATATCCTGAATATAAAGAACAACGTAAAGCAATAAGAGAAGAATCTGAAGTTAATTATCAAGAAGTTTTTAAACACTTAGATGTATTAGTTAAAGTTATTAATGATTATACACCTTTTAAATCTTTTGCAGTTCCAGGTGCTGAAGCAGATGATTTAATTGCAGTATTAACTAAAAGATATGCACCATTTGAAAAGATATTAATTCATAGTCCTGATAAAGATATGATACAACTTCATCATTTTGGCGATGTTAAACAATATTCGGCTATTACTAATAAATTTATCACAGAAGAAGATAAAGGCGAACATTGGGAACTTTGCCATATATGTTTAGGCGATGTTTCAGATAATGTTCCTAAAATAACTGATAATACAATATTTAGTAAAAATTTTAAAGAATACCTTAAATCAAAAAATATTAATATTACTGAATTAGAATATTATCATCTTAAGGATAAATCAATATTTAGTGATTATAATAAACTTAATAAGAAAAATGAATTAGATATTTTTGATAATCCTAGATTTGGCGAAGCCACATTATTAAAGAAAATTAAGGAATTTGGAAGTTTAGATAAGTTTTTAGATTCTAATCCTTTATATAGAATTCAATATAATAGAAATAAAGTTTTAGTCTTAGAAGGTGGAATACCTGCTAAAATAGAAACAGATATTATTAGGGAGTATAATAATTCTACAACTACATTTAATTTAGAAAAATTAGAATTATATTTAAAACATTATGAATTAAATACTTTAATAATAGAATTTAAGAATTTATCATCACAAAAATCTGATATAATACCGCTAACTGCTGATAATTGTGGTTGGATATAAAGGGGGATAAAATGAATTTACAGGATTATATAGATAAGATGTTTATAAGTATCATAGTAATATGTATGATTGTAGCCTGTGTTTCAGTAGGATTAATACTTATTATAGGTTAGGGGATTAAATAATGTTTAATGTTTTTTCAAAGTGTCTTACATCTGATTGTAAATTTAATGACTTATCACTAGAAGAAAAGAAAAAATTTAATTCTTTTATGTTTTGCAGATGGCTATCAGGTAATACAAAAACTTTACAGATAGCCGACTTTTTCAATTATTATAGTCAATTTATACCTGATGAAGTTCAATTTGATATAATATCAGATTTTGCTAAACAGCAAAGAATTAAATTTATTAAATTCCCTAGTTTTAAGAAATCTAAATATGATAATTTGTATCTACAACAAAAATATAATTTATCGCCTGAAAAAGTTTTAGAATATCAAGAGTTATTAAATCACTTAGAATCGCAAAAGGAAAACAAATGATAATATCTATTCATAGTAATGATTTAGTTGGATATGGTTGTAACTTATTATTAAATCAAAAATTTACACAAATAGATAAAGTAAAAGATTTCAGATTTAATTATTATAATTTAGATAATATTATTAATGAAATAAATGAAATTAATTCTATTGATAAGATTAAATGTATTTTTATTTTAAATATAGATATACATAATTTTATTGATAAAATTAATGAATTATCAAATTTATATAAAGTAATAGTTATAGATTATAATAGATATAAATTTGCATTTAAAGATGATAACAAATTTAATTTTACATTAATAGATAAAAATCAATCTTGTATTAGAACTTGTTATGAATTTTTTAAATTAAATACAATAAATTCAGAACAATTAAAGTCTATAAATTTAATTTTAACAGAAATAGAAAAATTTGACAACTTAGAATTAAATTCGCTAGGCTATTATATGAATTTATATTATTGGGAGCATTTTAATAATCAAGATTTAGATACACATTTATTACCTGTATTAAATCCTGAATTTGAAAATATATGTAAGCAAATTGAATTAAAACATATAAATTTCTTAAAAGAGAATCAAGAATCAATAAAATTAAGAGATAATTTCGCATTTATATTGCTTGATAATTGTTTTATGCCACTAATAAAATCTTTAAAACAAAAATATAAAATTGTATTAACAACATATGGCAAACTATATTTTTATACAAATATAGATAATAAATTTGAACGTGCTAGTTTTAGATTAAGATTAAAACATTTTAAAGAGAAATTACAATTAAATGCTTTATTTTTATCTAATTTTAATTCAAAATCAAATATAATAGAACATAATTGCAATTCATCTGAAGAAGTT